TGAACCTGTAGCATCACTACCCCAACCTGATCTGTTGGTGCTTTCTATGTGTCTCAATAGTCCCCAACTTCTGTGGCTAACCGAATAGTTTATTGCTGGACCTGTGCCGTCTGCTCTTGTGAATGTTTGTGTGCCTGTGGCAAGACCAGCAGGACTTTTGTCAAATCTACCTGTGTAAGTTGATTCTGTGATTGTGATATCTCTATCTAAAACTGATTGTGGCATAACCTGTTGCACACGTTCGTCGGCGGCAACCGTTTGTGCTTCTTCCATTGTGAGCATATAGCCTGTGGTTCTTGAAGTTGGTCGTCTGTCACTGCACTCAACACTCCTATCTGGAATATGTAGAGCACCACCTGGTGTTTCCATATCCTCATAAAAAGCATCAATATCTTCACCTTTTTTCAATGTGACTTGGAATAATTCCATCTTACGCCTCCAGTTGTAGTACGTTTAGAGTTACCTGCACTGTGGCAGTACCACCGCTTTTGTTTGTTACCCTACAAGGTATAGTTGTTGTTGGTGAACTTTCTAAGTTGAATCCATAAGCACCTGGGCTTATAATAACTGTTTCAGCACCTGTGGTGATAACTTCTGCTATTAGTCCTGCGTCTGAAGTAGGATCAACACCTTCTGCTCTTGAGGCATCTGCTGTTCTTGTTGCGGCACTAACATACAATCTCACACGAGCCGCTCTATCTGTTGTGATAGCCAGTAGTGCGTATGCTTTGAATCCTGTGATGTCTAAGTCTGCTTCTGCCGCATCTGCCAAACTATTAGTATTGCCTGTTTTTGTGCTTCTAGTGGGTAAGCCACTACCACTAATATCACTTAGTAGTGCTACAGTACCGTCTGCATCTGGTAAATTAATTGTTCTGTCTGCTGTTGGATCTACAGCTTGTAATTTAGTTTCAAAGTTATCAGCAGTTGCGCCTTCAAAACTAATACTAACAATACTGTTGATGTTCGGATCTAGTTCTAGTGTAACGTTGTTTGCAGCAATACCTGCATTAATTTGCCCAGTTGTTCCTAAGAACGTTAGTGTTTCTGTTGCAGTATTAAAAGTGTGTGTGCCAGTATTGCCTGCAAGCGCAAACGTTCCACCACCGCCGCTTGGCGCAGCTCCGTATGTAACTTCGCCTGTAGCAACATCATAATAAAGTGCTTGTGCAGTTACAAGTCCTCTAACAGGTTTAACTACAAAACTTTCTGGTATAGCATTATCTAATACAATTCCTGTTGCGTTAATTACAATACTTGTAGCAGCTTGATTGGTTACTCCTGCTTGAGCACCTATAGCTATTGAATTGGCTCCTTGATTGACATTTCCTGCATTTGTTCCTAGTGCAATTTGTGAAGGACCACCAGGACCATCTTTGTCACCTAGTGTAGCCCATGTATCGTTTGGTAACCCACTAACTGTTGCACCTGTAAAGTCTACATTGCTACTTGCTGAAAAATCAACAGTACCGCTAAATGTACTTGTGCCGGCACTGGTAATATCTCCAACAACATCGCCTGTTAGTATACCACTGTCGATATCTAATACTACACTTGTTGTCGGGTTTGCTGGATCATGAACTACATCACCGTAATACCATGCTGTGCTTGAGTTATGTATACTCGGAGTACCTGTGTTACCTAGTACATGATTATCTGTAGAAGTTGGATCTGCGGCATTGGTTGTTACAGTGGTTGTGTATTGTGATTGAAGAACAATAGCATTAGCAAGATCCGGCGGAGTATATGTAAACACACCTGTTGTGTTATTGTATGCTAAACTAGGAGTTCCACTTGCTGAGGCTGTAGTTACACTTAAATCTGACAGTGCCACACCGCCGCTTTGTGCAACCCAAGCATAGTCTGATCCATTCCATGATAAAACTTGATTAGATCCTGCAGAACTTTGGTTAAGATGACTATCTACATCTGCATCGTCATATCCGTCTGTGATTCCGTAACCTGCTATTGTAGTTGGTTTACCTGTTAGACTAGCAAATGACTGTGCAGGAACACTTGTCAAGTAACTGGACAAATCTGGTGGTGTATATGTAAACACACCAGTTGTGTTGTTATAACTTAATCCTGCTGTGCCAGCACTTGCAGTTGTAACACTTAGACTTGTAAGACTAATGTCAGTTGCATCACTTGTTTCTAATGTACTAACTCTTCCGTTTAAATCTGTAAAGTTATCATCTAGTTCTTGAAACGTTAATTCGCTTCCTTTTGTTAATCTTAATGTAATCGCCATGGTTTCTTCCTATTTCGCTACATATCCTGATGCTACATAACCTGTGGTTGCATAACCTTCAGTTTCTAATGCATTATCTGGTTTCGCAGGTACTACTTTACTCATTGGTTGTAGTGCGTCAAATTCTCTATCGTCGAAAATGCTAGTGCCGTTTTCAAAAATGTAATCACTAGCATTGTAAGTTTTGTCTGTCCAAGTTTGTTCAGTTACATTGTCATACAATCTATGCCATTTGTTTCCTCTGCGTACAAACATTCTGTTTGGACTAAAGTCATTTCTAATAAAATAATCACCTTCGTTTGCAGTAGTTGGGAATTGATCTCCGCTGGCAATTGTCTCGCCGTGGTTGTATGAATTGTCTTGATTGACAATACCGCCACTTGTTGCATGATCATAACCAAATAAATGATCTACTAAACTTGTACCTGTTGGATCTTCTGCATCAGCTGCCGCTACTATTGCATCACTGATATTAAATTCTGATTTATATGTACTAAGATCATTTTTGAGACTATTAGCATCACTACTATCTCCAAGTATATCGTAGTATTCTTGACTGTCTGTTAGTGGACTTAATTTTACACGCCAAATATGTGGATACCACGTTTGGCTAAAACCTTCTGCACCTCTGTTTGCATCATTCACAACATAATATTTGTTGATTGCTTTTTTATCAGCAGTTAACAATAACGAATCTCTGAGATGAGGTAATTCTAATACATCACCGGGCATTAATCTTCTGCCCATAATCTCTACCATTTCGTTCATGTGAAATGTCATATACAGTTGATCGTTACTGAGAAACAATCCAAACTGTGTTAGATCAAAGTCTGTGTCTTGTACATTGTATACACCACGCATTTCGTATACATCTGGATCATACTTGCGATCTCTATTTTCTAAAAACAGCAAGTCTTGAATTTTTGTTTCGTTAATAATACCGTCAATGTTGATAAACTCTCCACTAAGTGGATCTACTTCTCTACCGTCTACGTAATTGGGCTGACTGGGATCATTCTTATCTCCGAGATTGGCTGGCCCTACATATTTGTGTACATGTACGCCTGTGCCTCCAATACTAAACTGTTCACGGATATTCCTATCCATGTAGTGATAGTCATTTGTTTTTGTCGGTTTGTATAAACTTAAACGTGGCATATGTATATTTAGCTGGATCTAGTAGGTTGACAAATAAGTAAAAGGTGTTATTATTGTTATGTAATAGATAGGAGATAGTCATGGCGAAGAGTGTAACAAAGCGTAAAAAGCCTAGAGCACAACGTAGAGCAAATGCATGGGATCAGCTTCCATTAGACAAAGGTTGGCATGCTGTACAGTATCAGATACACTATCTAATAGAAAGCAAAGAGTGGCTTACTAAAGTTAAGACATACATCAAAAACAACTACGACAAAACAGTAGTTGCAAATATCAACAAACTTCCAGATTGGAAAGTTGGCGGTAAAAGTCATTATGCTACTGCCGCACACTTTGAAGAACATGCACCTGACAGTATTCATCCTGCATATGTGGGAAGGCTAGACAAGTGGATCAATGAGCTTTCAGAAGAAGGCGCCAAAGTTGTTGAACTTAAAAAAGCAGAAGACAAGAAGAAAAAACAAGTACACGTGCCAACTATCCAGGAACGCTTACAAGAAGCAACCATTGATAAAATGGAAGAATTTGACCAATGGGAAGATGATTGGTTGCGTGACAGTAAGAACAATCCTTTACTCAAAAAGAATCCTCTCAACTACTTTAAAAAGTATGAGATGAATCTTGGACATTTACGTTTTGTAACGGAATTTTACAAAGGACAGTGGGAAGAGCTGCAAGAGCTCAATAATTTGCCAACGCCTAAGAAGCGTAACGATATGCAACAGCAACTTGCAGAAGGTTACGAAACATACAGCAAAAAAGAAATCAAAGAACTAACAGACTTTTACAAGCGACTGTTTGATGCTATTGAGATCATCAAAGCAGAGAAAAAACAAACACGAGCAGTGCGCAAGCCTAAAGTTAAGAGTGCTGCAGAGCTTGTTAAAAAACTCAAGTTCAAACCAAGCGACAGTGATTTTGGTATTGCTAGTATTAATCCAGCAGACATTATTGATGCAACTGCATTGGTTGTGTTTAACACAAAGAACCGTAAGTTGGGCATTTACTATGCACAAGAACATGCGGCATTCAAAGTCAAAGGAACTTCGTTACTGTTCTTCGATGAAACACGCAGTGTACAAAAGACAGTGCGTAAACCAAATGAAGTATTGCCAAATTGGAAAAAGGTAACCAAACACAAACTAAAAACACAGTTCGGATATCTCAAAACAACTGAAACAAAACTAAACGGCAGATTCAATGCTGATACGATTATCTTAAAAGCCTTCAAGTAATAAATACTTGTATGGCATTAAAAGATGATATGATCAAAGAAATAGAACTACGTTTAGGTGGTCAGATGGTTGATGTTGAACTCGACCCTGAACATTATGACTTGGCTATCAAGAAAAGTTTTGAGAAATACAGACAACGCAGTGAAAACAGTGTTGAAGAAGCATTTGTCAAACTTGAACTAGTCAAAGAAGTAAGTGAGTACACATTGGATGCAGATGTTATTGATGTGTTTGATGTGTATAGACGTAGTAGTGGTACACTAAACAGTGCGAGTGGCGGTGACATTGAACCGTTTGAAACTGCATACTTAAACAACTATCTATTGTATAGTGGTAGAGCGGGCGGGATGGCAGTGTATGATGCACTTGCTCAGCACAGAGAAACACTAGGTAAAATGTTTGGAGAAAATTACACGTTTACTTGGAATACTGTAACCAAAAAACTATTGTTGCACAGAAAAGTCAAAGCAGATGACACAGTGTATATACATGCATATAAACAACGCAGTGATGAAGAACTATTGCAAGACACATATTGTATGCCATGGATCAAAGACTATGCACTAGCACATGCTAAACTAATGCTAGCAGAAGCACGTGGCAAGTTTAATACTATTGCAGGTCCGCAAGGCGGCACAAGTTTAAATGCTGATGCATTGCGTATGGATGCACAAGCAACAATCGACAAACTAGAAGATGACCTCAAATATTATGCAGAAGGTCAAGCTGGTTTGGGCGTTATTATCGGTTGACAAAATTGCCTGATCCTATTATTATATAAACATGAAATTAAAATTACTAGTAATTGGCCATGGGCGACATGGCAAAGATACTGTCTGTGAGATTCTCAGAGACAAGTATGGTTATAGTTTTGAAAGCAGCAGCAAGTTCTGTTCAAAACTTTTTATATACAATGATCTTAAAGAAAAGTACAGCTACACAAACGAAGAAGAATGTTATGCAGATAGACACAATCACAGACAAGAGTGGTATGAAGCTATTTGCGACTACAATGTACCAGATCCTGCTACACTAGGCAGAGAAATGTTCCAAGAGTATGATATCTATTGTGGGTTGCGAAACAAAAAAGAATTCCATGCTATGAAAAATACAGGTGTGTTTGATTATTGTATATGGGTTGATCGTAGTGATCACTTGCCACCAGAGAATAAAAATAGTATGAGTTTGGAACAATGGATGGCTGATTATACAATCGACAATAACGGTACGTTACAAGACTTAGAATTTAATGTGCAACAACTTATAGGACATATTGATCCTTACAGTGTGTCAGAATAATTAAGTACTAGGTTAACCTCTATATTCCCCCTGATATATAGTCACTCTGGTAAATACTACTAGCAACCAATTCAATAGAGGAGAATGCAATGGCGTTAGTATCACCAGGTGTTCAGGTTAGTGTAGTAGATGAAAGCGCATATGGCGCACCAGGTGCTGGTACAGTACCACTACTATTAGTAGCCACAAGAACAAACAAAACAGATCCTACCGGTAGCGAAGCAGATGGTATTGCCAAATATACTAAAACAGCCCAAGCTGGTAACGTAATTAAAGTTACTAGTCAGCGTGAGCTAACACAGTTTTTTGGTAACCCAACGTTTACTACTGTAGGTACAGCAATTACACAAGGCAGTGAGACCAGTGAATATGGTCTAATGGCTGCATACAGTTATCTTGGACAAGGCAGTCAGGCGTATGTAGTACGTGCAGACGTTGATCTTGCTCAACTAGAAACAACAACCACAGAGCCAACAGCGGCTTATAGTACAGCAAATGGTCTATGGTTAGACACAGATGCAAGTAAATTTGGTATCCACCAATGGAACAGCACCACTAATAAGTGGGAAGAAAAAACTCCAGCAGTACAAATTAATGTAGACGATGGCACAGATGTAGGCGGCGATGTACATACACCAAGTGGTGCAAGTGCAGCCACAAACGGTACATTCCTAGTTGTTGTTCATGTTGACAACGAAACAAGCACAAGTGCAGCTCGTCAAATGAGTATTGAATACTTTTATGGCGTAGGCGGTGCATGGGAAGTAATGGACAGTGATGCAGACATGACAGGCGCAATTGGCGTATCATATGCACCACACTACACAGCTCCTGCAAGCCCATCAGCCAACGATGTTTGGATTAAAACAACACGCCCAGGCAATGGTTTAAATCTTGCAATTAGTCGTTACAATGCAACAAGTTCAGCATTTGCTACAGCAACAGTACAAGGTGTAACAAGCACACAAGCAGATGGCGCTGGCGCTATTGGCGACTTTGTACCACAAGATGGTTCAAGTACAACTGCTCTTACATCAAGTAGTGCTACAGTTGGAAACTTATTACTTGACCAACAAGCCAACACTAAAGCAACTATTGCTATCCGTGAAGTAGTAACTGGCGGCGCAGTAGGCGATTTGACTGCACCAGCAGTGCTTGCACAAGCTGCAACACCAACTGCTACAGCGGCTTCAGGTACATACTGGTTTGATAACACAATTAACAGTTTAGACCTATACAAAGTAAACAGTGGTAACTACACAACAACTAGTGCAACATACAGCACAACTGCTCCAACAGGACCAAGTAGTGGTGATGTTTGGGTTGACACAACACTAGCAGGTGAGAACCAAGCTAATGAACGTGCTTATCCAATGATCAAAGTGTACAACGGCGCAAGTTGGATCACACACAGTAACACAGACCAAACAAATACAACAGGTGTATTGTTTGCTGATATTACTGATACAGCAGCTGATGCATCTAACGGTGGTAATGCTACTACTATTAGTGGCGCACCAAATGCAGCAGTTTATCCAGATGGAATGATTGTTGTAAACATGGCACAAAGTAAAAACACAGTGCGCAGTTGGAACGGTACAGCATGGAGAAATGCAGCGGCTAATCATGCAGATGGTAGTGGTGCATTTGGTAGATTTGCACAACGCAAAGTTATCGCAACAGCAATGCAAGCAGTGGCGGCAGGTACAGATCTCAGAGACCCAAGCAACAGATTTAGCTTAATCGCTGCACCAAACTATCCTGAACTAGTAGACGAAATGGTAACATTAAACAGTGACAGAGGCGAAACAGCATTTATCATTGTTGATGCACCAATGCGTAAAAACCCAACTGACGTAATTAGTTGGACACAAAACACAGGTAGTGCAAGTGAAAATGGCGAAGATGGACTAGTAACAAACAACACTTATAGTGCAGTTTACTATCCAGCAGGTCAAACATCAGAGCCATTAAATGGT